TCAGAATCCGATTGCCAGCCAGTAAAAACCGTAGACGTAGGTGCTCGACTGGCCGACCGGAATATTATTGAGTTCGATGCTCGCGTTTGCGGCCGTGAACTGAACGATCTCGGGCACCCATTCGTTTAGATCGGGCGCGGTTTTCGACGGATTGCGTGCCGGCGTCGCATTCGCCCAGAGGCAAAGGTTTGGAAACGGGACAGGCCAGGTAAGCGTGATTTCAGTGTCACCGCCACCGATGTTCGCATTATATTGGTAGAAGCCCCACTGTATGACGGCAATGACCGAGCCGCGGTTTATGTCCGCGATCGGAATCTCGAGATAGCCGTTGGTCTGCAGCGATCCGGTGAACTTCCCCATGAACGCCAGCAGCGCGCCGATGTTGGTGATGTTGGTGTCCTGACGCTGCTTCAGAAACGCGGTGCGATTGGCGAGCTGCTGATGCGGCTGATTGGAGAGTCCGATGCCGCCGAAGCTTGCGCCGGCCGCAGCGCCCTCGACCGCGTCAGTCGCCTGAATCTCGTAAACCTCGTCGGCCGTGAAAGCGGGAGCATCAATCAAGGTTGCCATCGATTTTACTCCGGGCGGCGTATGAGCCGTCAGAAGGTGAGTGTCCAGGTGCCCGACAAGCTCATCCCGGCGCCGAAGGTGATCGGCGCGATCGTCTTGCGCGCGAGCAGGATGGTCGGTGAGTTGGCGCCCGGCAGCGTGACGCCGGTCGGATTCGCGAACAGCCCGAGCTCCTGGATTACGAGCCCCATCGCACCGCTGTCCGATCCGGTGAGGCTCCAGTTGAACTGCACGCTGCCCGGGCCCGGCGTCGTGCCGTTCTCGGCGTGGCTGTCGAGCGCCTTGTAATAGGCCGGCGCGGTGAGTCCCGAATCGTTGACCGTCGGCGCGGTCGATCCCGATCCGAAGCCGACTGCTGAGGCATACTGCCCCGCGGTATCTCCGCCCAACAGCGAGGCAAGCGCGGGCAGGCCCGCATTGACGAACAGGTTGCGTCCGTCGATTTCCGCGACGATCCTGTTTTCGCATCGCACGCAAATTTTGACCATCCCCGACGGGCGCGGGATTGCGCAGGCCGCCATTTCGAGGCTCGGCCGGATTCGTTTCATTTCATCCTCCTTGAAGGACCGCAGCGCCGCCGATGGTCAGCGCCGAGTCCGCCACGTTCGGCTCATTCGCGCCGTACGTGATGCCACTATGTCGAAAGTGAGCGTTGTAAAGCGGAGCCGCGGGCCCATACTGATCGACAAGCGGGGCCGGCGCGAAATGCAGTGCGAAGCTGTCGACGGCCGACGGTGCGGTGTCAAGTTCGATTTGCGCGATGCCACCGGCGTTGAGTTGAACGACCGGAACCGGCGCGTCGTCGAGCAGCGGCGGAACGATAAACCATACTGAATCGAGCCAGGCACGCGCCGGCTTGAAGAAATCGACTGCCGCGGCGATCAGGTTCGCGTCGCCGGAGTCGGCCGACTGGTTCGCTTCAAGCGCGATCAGCACGCGGAAAACCGCCCATCCCTGACTCGCCGGATACGCAGTCCCGCCCCAGCTATTCTGGCCTTCGAGTAACGTCACATCGGTCCATCCGAGCTGCGCGAGCGCGCGTTTGATCGCCGCGGGGGTGCCGCGTACGCGATGCAGCGCGATGGCGTTCTCGATCATCGTGCGCTGGACGGTTGAAGAAGGCGCGCCCGCGAGCGGTGTGCCGATCAGGTCGATCGAGGTCAGGGCGTCGATGTTGGTGATCGAATCGATATCGAGCGCGCCCGAGCTGAACGCTCCCAGCAATTGCCAGAAAGGCGACAGGATATCGAACTGCCAGGCGAGAAAAGGCAATGCCGAGTCGGGCACGGACGCGATGCGGTAGACGAGGAGCGGCGTAAGGTCGAGCGCACCGAGCCGCTCGATCAGCACCAGCATCGCCTGGCTGCGCGCGTCGTTGATCGAAGGCTGGATCGTGAGTTGCGCCATCGCGGTCAGCTACCCTCGCTTGCCGTCGCCTGGCTGAGTGAGATCGCGGTGCAGTTGGCCCATTGCCCCGGCGCGGCGGAAATAGCGAGCACTCCCTGCCCGGCGACTGGCGACGTGATCGCGACTTCGTACACACCTGACACCGACAGTGCGCTGATGATCTGGCTGGCGACGATATCGCGCCCGATGCGATTTGCCTGGTTCACCGCGAACTGGGCCGCCGCGGCGTTGGCGGCGGCCATCGTCGCCACCGGGTCAGCGTCGGCATAGAGCGTCACGGTCGCCGCGATTTGGTAATCGATCTCGATCGCGGGATAAACGTTGACGGTATCGGTCAGCGGCCGCACATCGTCGGCGCTCAGGATCGATTGCACCGCATTGAGGATGGCGGTGCTCGGGATGCCGACCGAATTCGGCGCGGCGGCCGGCTGCACGGTGATCGGTCCGGTCAGCACATAGACATTCACGGTGCCCGGCGCCGGACTCACGATCTGAACATCGATAATCGAGGGATCCGCGCCGAACGCAAACGAGCGATAGGCTGCCGAGGGTCCGGCGACGGAGAACTGGTTGGGCGCAGCCTGGATGCGGGCGCGATAATGATCATCCGTTTCCGGCGCCGAGCCGCCGGCGCTGACTGTGGTGTTCGCGACGCTGGAAATCTGCGCGCTCGGCGACAGCATCACATTGATCTGTCCGGGCAGATAGCCGTTGCCCGCCGGTCCTGGGGTGGTTGCAGTCGCGTTGACTGTGCCCTGCGTTTGCCCGGCCGCGATCACCAGCTCAGCATCGGTCGCGAATACCAGTTGACCGTCAGTGGTGCCGACGGTGGTTCCTGCCGGAATCGAATAAGACACGTTGAGCGGATTGATCAGCGTGAACTGGAGGATGGTTGAAGCCGGCACGGCGCCGAGCCGCGTTACGCTGAGCAGTGCGCCCAGATAATCGAGCATCGGAAAGCTCGCGAAGGCGAGCAGGTTCTGCTGCCCCGCGTACTGGATCGCGTCGCGCACCAGCGACTCGCGGTAGGCGTAAAGATTAATCAACAGCCGTTCGACCTGCGCCGGCTGAAGCACCCGCCCCGAAGCGCTTTCGAACTCGGCGATCATGTCGGCCAGGATCAGCTTCGGATCGAGTCCGTCGGCATCGTTGACGAACGTCGGCGGCGGAAGGCTGGTGATGCTCGCGGCCATCTGGTTCACCTCAGGGATTAAGCAGTTCGAGGTTCATTGCGCGCTCGTTGGTGGAATTGTCACGACCGTCGTCTGCGAAGGCGCCGGCGCCGAGCCGAGCTTGAGCCGCCATACGATCGTAACCATCAGACGTCCGATCGTGGTCGGGTCGGGAGCGGCGTTCACCGTAATCAAAATGATGCGCGGCTCCCACAGGGTGATCGCCTCGGTTATTTCGCGAACGATGGCGGGAATCGCGGCGTCGATCGGATAGTCGATGTACTGCCAGAGGTCGGCGCCGAAGGTCGGACGCAAGGGGTCGGAACCTTTGGGCGTGGTCAGGATGATGCGCACGCATTGCGCGACGTCGTCGAGACCCTCAACGATCTCGCCAATCGCGCCGAGCTTCATCGACCAGTCGACCGAAGTTATTTCGCCAATCGAAACCGTCATCTTGGTTTCCGGCAAATTCAGGTTTGCGCGACCGTTGAGCTGGTCGGCAACGGCGGCACAATCGAAACGCCGCCTGGAGTGATACTTACCTTGGATGCGCCCGATTCGAGTTCGATTCCGGCCGGCGCATTAACCGTCGCCGATGCGCCGGCGCAAAGTGAAATCGTCAGCGCATGAGCGGCGCGATCGTACTCCATAACCGTTCCGTCTTTGAAGGTCAGATGAAATTTGTCCGCGCTCTGCACCGGCGGCTGATCGACGGTTGAATAAATCGCGCCCAGGACCGCGCCTGCCTCGTCGAACTCGTCCATCACGCAGACGACCTGCTCGCCGACATCGGGCATCCAGAAAATTTTGTCGGCCAGCGTCTTGGGCATGATTATCTGGAGCCAGTACGAGGTAAGATGATCGCGATCCGGGAAGCGCACCCGTACGCGCGCGTTGGTAAGATCCTGCTCAGTGACTATTCCGACGCGATACATAGTCAATTCGCCAACAACTATCCAATAATCGTAGAGACTCGACGCGCATCGATGCTGGTGGAATAGCCGGTGCGGCGATGCAGCGAGTGCCGGGAAACCTCAATCAGGTAAAGACCATCGAACGAACCCCATCCGAAAAGTTCAAGGGTGTTTCCCGCCGCAAGCGCGGTCATGCCCGGCAGGGTGATTTGTGATGAGGTGAACCACGAGTTGGCCTCCTGCAGCGCGGCCTGCGCCTTCAGCGTCGCCTGCTGCGCATTTTCGCACCGGGTGATGAGCTTGCGGGTGTCGCCGGTCGGGATGCCGGCAGCGTCGATCGTCTGCGTAATCAAGCTGCGCGTCGCCGCATCCTGGTACGCGACCTGCGCGGCTTTGTAGATCCTGCGCGTACGATTCTCGAAGCTGAAGCGCTCGACGTCGCCGCGCGTCAGAGTGATTACTGGCGTTTGTGTTTCGAGCGCGGCCCGTGAATAAAAGACCAAAGCCGAACCGCGCACGGTGAATTCGTAGCCATGCGCCGTGGCAAGGCGCTTCAGGAACTCGAGGTCGCTTTCGTGGTTCTGAGTGATGCGTGCGAACATGGGATTGAGCGAATCGGCAACGCCGATGACCGCGAGTCCGTACTTGGCGGCAACCGTGGTCGCGATCTGGAGCAGCGTCTGGTTTTCGTACGCGACGCTGTTCCGCGTGCGCATCGCGGGCGTGATGTACGCCGACAGGCACCGCATCCGAAAGACGTCCGGCGGCCCCTGGAGTTCAAGTTGATCGATTTCGAAATCCCCGCACGGCAGCATCGGTTCGCCGGCGTAGCCGATGAGCAGATTGAGCTGGTCGCCAATCGACGGATACCACGGACCCTGCCACAGATGATCGCGATCCTCGAGTTCGACCTCGATTTCGCCGGCGCGGCCGCCGAGGAAGTCGCGATAGACGATCGACGTCACCATCGAGGAGATGTCGCCCGTGATGTCGGTCCCCGCATAGCTCAACAGCCAGTGCGGCGATCGCACCTGATGCCCCAATGCGGCGCTCATCCGACGATTGCTCCGGGCGTGATGCCGCGGTTATTTCCGCGCCCGACGGTTTTCACGCGCTGCGTTTCCACGGCGGAAGGTTGGTCGTCATCACTACGCTCTTCTGAAGGATCGGCACGATCAGCACGATGCCCGCTTCGAACACCGGCTCGACCGCAACCGACGGATTCGCAAACACCAGCCTGCTGTAGAGGGTCGGATCGCCGTAGTAGTTCCATGCGACAGTGTCCCAACGTTCGCCAGCGACGGTCACATGCTCGAGGTATTGCGTCTGCGCCATGCTCCTTTTGCCCGCCTTATGCGCCTGCGCTACGCACGATTTGCGATGGGGGTATGTCGTCCGGCGTCAACTGGACGCCGGGAGCACCCGCCGACATTGCGTTGTTGAGCACCGCGGAAAGACCCGCGAGCAGTGGTGATGCAGCCGCTGACGATGCGCCGCTTGCGGCTTGCGGAGCCGGCGAGGCGATAACAGCGAGTGGCGTGAACAGTGGAACCGGCGCGGCATTGGGATCGAGCGCGCCTGCCGGCGTCCATTCGGTGAGTCCGAGCCGCGCCTGGATCGCGATCGGGGTGCCGTCGGCGCCGAGCTGCCGCGCAGTGACGGCGAGCGACGTGATCACGAAGTAGCCGCGAAACTCACCGCTGCCGAACACTAGCGCGCGTGCCTGATGATCCGCGGCGGCCGCCTCGAACTCCGCGAGTTGCACAATGGGATTGGTGAACGATGCGTGGAGCATCATTTCGAGCGTGATGCTTTCCAGCGGATCGCCGACCCATTGCAACAGCGGCTGAGCCTCGACCACGCGATGAACCGCGTAATCGTACCGGCGCGTCGATTCCATCCGTTCCGGCGAGCCCAGAACCTGAAACACGATAGTGCCGAAAACTGCGAACATGATGGCTCCGGCCGCTCGCTAGAACTCGGTTCGGCGGCGGCGTGCGGCTTCGCGCCGCCATTGATCGTAAAGCTCGCCCGCATGATGCCGCAGCGCTTCAAGCACGCCGGCCTCGAAATCGCCGGCGCTGTTCGCCTCGTGAATCACGATGGTCGGCGACGAGTTGATCACCAACCCTGCGCTCCGGTCGCCCGCAATTCCGAAAGCAGCGACCCCCAGGCCGTCGCTGCGAATCGGAAGGGCCGCCGCCGGAGGCGTCCAAACCGCTGCCATTCGAGTCGACGCACCAAAACCTCTATCAGATGGAGCCGGCCGGCCGTTGATACGAGCGCCCGTCATCTGCATCGATGCGATCGAATTAAGCTTTCCGATGCGGGGCAACGCGATGTTCACATTCTCAAGCGACAGCGTTGCATGATCGCGAAGCGCTTCGAGGCGCACGCCCTCGCCAGCGGGATGCGATGCATCGACCGTTTGCGGCGTCGTACGCTTTCGTGGATGCGCACCCGGAAATCGGCTGGCTATCTCCGACGCTCTGACTATTCGTGCGACGCGACGAAGAGTTTCGTCGCCGGACGCAATCGTGGCGCGCCGTTCGCCGGTTGGCCTGCGTTCAACCCGTCGATCGTTGCCGATTGCGACTGCGGATCTGCGGGCGACAGTGCTTGTCGATCGCGGCCACGACGCAAGCTGCGCGACTCGGCGCGATGAATTCGATTTAACGAGGGCCGCACCGAAGCGGCTGAACCGCGGGCGTGGTTGTGGTTCGGAAGATCCGCTCGGATGGCTCAACCGATCGGCTTTCGACCGATCGGCGGCATTTCCGATAGGCTCTGGTGAGAACGGGAGCTTCCTTGTGGCGGCGCGGTTGACTGCGGCAAATGCACCGAGCCGCCTGTGGACCAGGGCAAGGATGCGTGGGTACGCGGCGGCATTGGCAGAGTTCTCCGGCAGCTTTTCGACGCTCGATGATAAGCGCGGCGGATTCGCAGCCGAGGTCCCGATGTTCCCGCCCATGCTGCTGAGCGCGGTCGCGGTGGTCAGCCGGGCGATCCGCGCCCGCTGAATTCCGATCGAGCGAATTCCCGCGGCCCATCGGGCGAGGCGGCGAAGCCCGCCCGCTCCATCCGCGATTTTTCCGTTCTGCTCCATTCGTCAGCCGGCTCGCCTGGTGCGCGTCTGCGCCTGCGGCTTCGCAAGCTGCACCCGCAGCGTTCGGCCCATCACTTCGGTGCCGTCCAGGTCGGCGATCGCGCGCTGCGCCTCCTCGGCGGTTTGAACATCAACAAAACCGAAACCGCGCGAACGTCCGGTTTCGCGATCCCGAATGATCTCCGCGCGTTCGACATGCTCAGGGCTGACGCTGGTCAGACGCCCGACCAGTTCGTGAAGCGCCGCATCCGTCATCGCGAAACTTAGATTGCCGATATAAAGTCGCGTACTCATTTCCACCACTGCGAATGGAGATTCATTCGTTACCCGTATGGGACTGCTCGCTCCCGCGCTGATACTCGGCGGCGGCGGCCGCCCAGAAAATCAGCTCCGGCAGCTCCATTGCGGCTAACTCCGAGAAGCCGAAGCCGAACCGGATGAGGCCGGCGATTGAGGCGGCGGCGGGAACGCCGCCTCGTGAAAATTTCCGCCGATCACTTCCTCCTGGAGCACCAGCACGTCCGCGAGGTCCATCGCCAACACGTCCTCGTACACGATGCGCCGGCCGTCGATGGTCGCGAGCTCCGCGATGAGCGCGAAGATGATCGCCGCGGGCTCGCTGCTTTGCGCCGCGCGCTGCGCCCGCATCAGATCGCGCCCGATTCCGGCGCGGAGCTCCGCCTTGCGCCCGGAGGGCAGCGCGATCGTTCGTCCGCTCCTGGAGCCGTTCCCGGTCACCGCGACGCCATTCACCGTCAGAGCTTCATCAACCATCGAAGGAACCTTCCGGTTTACTCACCGAGATTGGCGCGGAAAGCCGCGAGCTGGTCGACGCCGCCGACCACGTAGAGATTCGCCATCACGTCGTACAGAAAAATCTGCACACCCGAGACATAAAGCTCGGTGTGATAGACCGAGATCACCGACTGCGCGTCGGTATTCTCCTGATGCTTGAAGCTGAGCGCGCCGGCATCCTTGAACACGCCCGTCATCAGGTAGACCAGCGACAGCTCGGCAGAGCGGCCCTGGCTGGTGTATTGCTCGATGCTGCCCATCACCTGGAACGAATGGCTCTGGAAGGGGCTGCTCGCGAGCACCTGCGCCTCGGGATAGATCGACGACCACCTGATGCGCGACTCGAGCTTGTCGACGCCGGCCCAGAACTCGGCGGCGCCGGCCATCCCCAGTCCCTTGTGATCGACCATGCGATGACGCGGCTGCGCCACTTCGATCTCTTCGGCGCGGCCGAGCAGGCCGATGCCGTCGACGTAGATGTTCGCGTTCGTGATCCGATTGATTGATAAGTCCATCGCGCGCTCTCCTTAGCCTCAGAAGCCCGCGCCCGCTGCCGCGCTGAGGCCGGCGCCGAGCGGATTGCTCTGTCCGAGTTGCTGCAACAGGTTGGTGTCGATGGTGACGTTGAAGCTGATGCGTTCGGCGGGCGGCGGCGGCATCACGTCGATGTCGAAGACCAACTGTCCCGCCGCGACCTGAGTCGGCGGATTCTGCGCGGGATCGAAGGTGGCGCTGCCGCCCACCAACGCGCCGCGCTGAATCAGGCTGCGCAGGAAGGCGTTGACGCTCGCCAGGATCGCGGTAATCAGGGCGTTCGAGATCGGCTGATCGATGAACTGGAGCATCGCGAGCTCGACCGAGTCCTCGATCACGTCCATCGTGCGGCGGATGCTGATGAAATTGTCGGGCGCGGTACTGGTCGGGAACGCCGCCGAGCGATTACCCCACACGCGTAGCCCCGTGCCGAAACTGTTAAACACCGTGACGATGCCTTCGGAGTTAAGCGTGTTAACGTCCGAGTTCGGGTCGATAATCGACGCGTAGAGCGGTACATCGGGTCCGAGCGTGCCCTCGAACTGGGTGTTCGACGGCGACCACCAGTAACCCTGTGCGAGGTCTTTCGCGGCCATCGCGCCCGCGACGTATTGCGAGTAGGGCGCGACCGAATTGGCGTTGACCGGCGCGCCGGTCGTTGGGTCGATGCCGTTGTCGACGAAGATCTGCTGCGGGTAGCAGAGGATCGCGCGATTCGAGCTGGTATCGAAGGCCGCGCCGGCCGTGCCGCGATTCGCGATCGCGGTGGCGCTCGCGGTGCCCGGCGCGGAATCGATCAGCGCCATCGCGCGCAGCGTTCCGGCCATCGTTGTGAGCGCGCTCGCAACATCGGAATTCTGCGAATAGCCCGGCGCGATCAAAATCTTGGCGAAGAAACCCATGGTGCCGTACGTCGTTTTGAGCGCCTGCAAGCCGCTGTACGCGCCGTTCGTAAACGTGCCGATGATGTCGCTGTCAGCGACCTTGGTCGGGTCGGCATAGTCGAACGAAACCAGCACCGTCGCGCCCGCGCTGATGCGGCCGCCGGCGACCAGCGTGATAATCCCGTTGACGGCGTCGAGCGTGTAATCCGATCCCGCAGTGTAGGTGGTTCCGGCGGGGTCGCTGGTGACGACCACCTGCGATACGCCCATGTGGCCGAGGTCGATCTGTCCTGCATCCGCGCCGGTCGTCGGGAAGGTATAAGGCGTCGCAGCTACGGCGCTGACATGGACTGCGGGATTGAAGACGTTGACGACGATCACCTGGCCCGCGCCCTGGGCCTGGATCGCGGCGAGCGCATAGGGAATCGTGTAGCCCTTGATCAACGGGCCGAATTGCGCAGCGTCGACCGCCGAGCTCACCAGCACCGGGGTCTGGACCGCCGGCGGATTGCTTACGTCCCAGATGGGAGCGGTGCCGATCAGTCCGATGACGGCGGATTTCACGACCGTCACCGGGGTCGGCCCGCTCGTCACTTCCATCACCTCGACTCCGTGCAAAAAACTCGCTGCCATTTATGTGACTCCTGTCTGATTGATGGAGTTGAGCGCAGGCGCTCCTAGCCGATAACCACAGAGGGGTCGTAGCCGCACGCGACCGTCACCGATGCTCCCGGAGCGAGCGCACCGCCGGGCTTCAAACTGAGAAGTCCGATTGCGGGATCGACTGAGTAGTCAATTCCGAGTATGTACAGGCGGCCGCTCGCATCGGTCACGCTGACATTCGTGATATTGCCGTAGGGCAACTGCAGGGTGCCCTGGGTGCTGAACGATTCCTGAAAAGCGCCGACCGCGGCAACCACGTCGCCGGCTGAATCCTGCGCAATTCCATTGACGAACAACGGAAAATCGACCGGCGGAGTGACCTCGATCGCGACCGTCTCGACGGCGAAGCCGATCGCGTAAATCCAGACGCCGCCCTGCGCGTCGCGCTCGACGAAACGCTCCTTGAGCGGGTACATCTTGCGGCATCCGGGAATCTGAAACCCGGTCAGCGCCGCGCGGATCGCTTCGAGGAGCGCGTACGCGCCCGGACTGACGCCGCTCGCGCTCCCGCCGTAAGCCCAGCCGAGGTCGCGCGTTATCACGCGCACCTCGAACTCGAGGGTGCGCGCCTGCGCGACCACTGCGCTGTCGATCAACCCGCCGTAGCTCGACCCGCGATACGAAACCAGCGCCGCGCCGATTCGATGCGTCAGGCGATAGGCTTCTGGACGATCGGGGAAATGAACTATCTCAATCGCGTTGATCGAGGTTTGCAGTTGAGCGACGATCGCGGATTCGATCGTCGCGATATCAAGCGGCGTCGGCGGAGTAAAGGTCTGACCCGTCCAGGGGGTATCGAGAACTACAGCCATCGATTAGTCACTCAGTCGTCTTCTGACTAGTCAGTCAGAATGGGTTCAAAAGCCTTTCAGCCGGTTGCGATCGAAGACCCGTTGCGGCCCTTCGATCGCCATTGCTTCAGGGGCGGTGGGCGGCTCCTCGCTGTCCGGCGACAGTCCGAGCGTGACGGCGCCCTTGGCCGCCTCGAGCAGGAATGCAATCGCGTCCTCGTAGCGTTTGCGCGCATCGGCGAGGTCGTGCAGCGGACGCAGGGATTGCAAGCGATACATCGCGATGTCGCAGGCGAGCCGGTTGAGAACCGCCGGCGGATCGGTCAGCGGCAGCGCGAAGCGGCCTTCCAGGTAACCGTCGATCTCGGCCGCGGCGTCGTCGAGCGCCTGCTGCAGCGGCGCAATGTTTACCGTGGTTGCGGTCGGATCCTCGTTGGTGAGCTGGACGAGATCGCGGTTGGGGTAACGGGCGATCATATCGTCGGGAGTCGCGTATCCCATGGTGGTGTCGGCCGGCCGCCTAGGCGAGGTACTCGCTGACGATCAGGTCTGCGCTGTTGCGCCAGATGTTGCTGGTCGGCACGCCCGCGCTCGCGCCGGCGCCGACCATGAATTCCGAATTGAGCAGTTGCCGCGCGACCTCTTCGAGCGCGGGCGGCACCACGAGGTACACGCCGTTGCGGCTCGACAATGCGCCGAAGGGTGCGCCGCCGTCGGTCTTGATCGAGCGCATCGCGGCGCGCGCCGCGCCGTAGTTGGCGGGATTGCTCAGGTCCTGGTTGCTGGCGTAGGCAAGCTGCCAGAGCCCGACGCCGGTATTGGCGCGGCCGTCGACGCCGTAACGGAACTCGCGCCGGTTGAAGACGCCCTCATCGCTGAGCGTGTTCATCCTGGTGATCGCGTATTCGCGGCGCAGTTGAAAGATGAACGGCCGAATCGCCCGCGAGGCATCGATCAAAAACCAGTAAGGTCCGCTGCCGCTCGAGTTGATGTTCGACACGGTCGTGTCGCGCGTCGCATCGCCCATCGGGCCGACCGGATGAGTGGTCGAAAAAAACGGCTGACCGTCGTAGCCGATTACCGCCGACGGCGTCGAGACCGCCTGCTTGATCATCTGGAACAGCAGCATGTCGGGATGAACCTTGGTGTCCCATCCGAGCTGCTCGATAATCGGCTCGTAGACGCCGTAGTTGTCGTCCTCGATGTCGTTGCGATCGATTGCGACGGTGTCCTCGAAATTGCGATTGACGATCGTGTAGGTGTGCGTCTCGAGCGCCTGCACCACGCGATCGCCGAGCCATTCGCGAAACGTGGTGGTCCGCCCCAGCCACGGATAGGTCGTTTGCCGGCTCGTGGAGCGCACGATGGTCGCGATCTGCTCGTAGTAGCTCGGCGGTTTTTCGAAGCCGCGCTGAAAGACGACGTCGAAGCCGGTGAAGAGTGAAACCAGGTTCGCCTGCGTGATTTCCATAAGTTAGCCTCTGATCGAATTGAAGAGATGGTCAGACGGAGAGCGGCGACTGATGCCAGAAATCGATCCATACCTCGCCGCTTGGATCGAGATTGACTATGCGGCCGGCGACGCTGCGGGTTGGAGCGCCCCAGTTATAGGAGATCAGCACCGAGGC